TGACGGCTTCACCTTTCCCGGCTTTTCCATTTCGGCGTTTAATGAGTTGCCCAAAATTTTGGATTGCAACATCGCGTTCACAATGTCGTTGATTGTTTCCGCTTCCAAATCGTCCAACCACGCACCAACGGTGAAAATATTGTAATCAACATCGTTTCCGTTTTCCTGGTCGTTTGCCAATATTGCGGAATAAATAAGCGCCCGCAATCCCTTTAATGATATACCGTTTTGAAAAACGTTTCCGATGTCTTGAAGTGAAATTCCCATTTGTTCGGTAAATTCCGACCAAAAATTCATTGAAAAATGAAGTGTTCGTTTTTTGCCACCGACATTGATGTCAATGTAGCCTTTTTGTTTGTTTGCCATTTTTGTTGTTGTTTGTCGTTAATAAATAAAAAAGCCACCGCCAAAAATATGACGGCGGCCGAAAATAATAAACTTTAAATTTTTTAGTTTGTGGACTTGGTGATCGCGCCGGTGATTGTAAGCGAACCGGAATAAGTGGTTGCCGCTTCCATTTCGCCGGACATTTCAACAGATGTTAAAAATGCTTCGGCGGTATATATAGCGTCCCCGCTTTCAGTTGTTCCAAATACACAAGTTAATTGTGTTCGAGCCAATAAGAAATCGGCCATTTCAATTGCGTTTGAAGTATCGTCATAAGCAATTAAACCCTCGAATGATATTTCACCGCCTTTAACTCCGGCGATATATTCTGAAAATCCGGCGGAATCTTTTGTTGTCGCTTCCGGCGTGTCCATTGATAAAGATAAAGAACAAGATGTCGTGTGTCCGACCGTTGTTCCCTCAATTTTTAATAATAAGTTTGTCCCGTTAAAAACTCCCGTTGTTGCCATTTATTTATTTTTTAAGTTTATTAAATTTTTTGTAAATATACGAATTATTTATTTTAATTATTTGATATATTTGACGCCCATAAATGCGTGAACGCCCTCATCGTCCAAAACAATTTCATAATCGGCCCATAAATCCAACGGCAAATCGCCCTCGATTTCTGTTTCCTCATCAACCGGACGGATTGAATCGCGCCAAAGGACATCAACGGAATATTTTTCCGCAAATTCCGGCGCTTGTATTTGTTCGCCCTCGTCATTATATTCGCCTTTTTTTGTGCAAATAAAACCCAACTTCACAATTGAATTTTTGTGTGCGGGGTGTTCGTTGCCCTCGTCGTCTTTTATAACGCCTAATTTTTTAATGTATTCGTCCGCTTTTTTTTCGTTTGGAAATTCGTATTTTTTAACTATCATTTTTATTTATTTTAAAGTGTTGTTAATGTTGTTAATTCGCTTGTTGTCAATGCTTCGTCAAATATAGCGTGCGCAAACAATTTCCGCGTTGAATTGCTTGATGTTGATTCGGCAAAATCTGAAACGATTGCTTCGCCATTTAAAACGTCAAAATCACCCGTGACCGTTCCGGCTTTTATTTGTGATCCATTCAAAAATATTTTAAAAGAATTGCCAAATAAACGAATCGCCAATTTATTGCGCTGAAAAAATGGTATTAAATTTTCACTTGACGTAATTAATGAATTTGCCGTCCCATTGTTTGACGCTGCACGTACATAAGCAAAATAATTTGTTCCGTCTTTTTTTGTGTTTAATCTCAAATATTTTGTCAATCCGGCGTTTGTGGCGGCATATAAGCGTTGAAAACTTGCGGTGAACGTGTCAATTTCAAAATCAAAATAAAACGTCGCATCGGCGCCCAAAGTGAATGTGGACGTATTCACACAATCGTCAAAATTTCGCGTGACCATATCGGCTTCGGTTTTTATATATGTACTTGCGCCGACTAATTGTTCAACCTGGCAACCCCATAAATAAACAAATGACGTTGACGTTGGATTTGTTGCGTCAATAACGCCGTTCGATGATCGCGGCGAAAAGGTGGCGCTAATTGTTGAAGCGGTGTCCGTTGTGTAATCAAATTGTAAACGAAACCACCCGTTGCCGTATTCCTCAACTTTTGTGTTTCCGGCGGTGAATGTTCCGGTTGCGGTGTATGAAAATATTGTTTTTGTACTAAATTGAAACTTTGCGTCAACGCGGTTTGGATAAGTTCCGGTTGACCTTAAAGCAAAGTAATCGCCTTCACCTTGTTTAACAAAAACCGATGTTGTCATTTGATGAACCGCCGCCGAAACTTTTAATGAAGCGTCTTGAATATAAGCCGCCGATGTTGACGTTCTTAAAATTTTGTCGGCGTTTGTTGTGCCGTCCGGTGATGTGATTTGATTCGCCGTTGCGGTGATGTTTACTTTGCCCCATTCTGCATTGTCAAATTCTTCTGATCGGATTTGTCTATTGGTTCGCGAACCCTCAATAAGTAAAGACGGACAACCGCCATTGTAATGATTCAAACGCGGAATATTAGCGCTTTTTGTTTCGATTAAACCGCTAACATTTTGACGCGTTGCGTCGTCACCGGTACGCGCAAACGTGAAATCAAATGCGCCGGAACTTGGAAAAATTGAATAAACTTTTGCGGACTTGTAACCGGACGGAATTAATAAAAATTTTGCTTTGTCTAAAATTGCCATTTTTGTAGTTTGTACAAAAATACAAAATTTTACAATGTTATTTTATGAAGTCAAACATTGAAGTTCCGCATCTGTTAATGCTTCTTTAAATACTGCAACGGATTTGACTTTTCCGTAAAAATCGTCTGAACCGTTTCCAGCGTCAAAATTTAATCTGTCTAATCCAATTAATGTGAATGTGTTTGTATGGGTTTTTGCTTCTTGACCGTCTACCCATAACGCAATATCACCTGATTTATACTTTATAGCAATTTTTGAATAATTTGTAATATCGGTCAATGCTTTGGTGGAATTGACAATAAGAACACCATCAGCCTTAATAAATAAATTAATTTGATTTGTAGTTGTTCTATATCTTAACATAACTCTATTGTCGGTTGTTCCGTCACTTAATGCAATACCTCTAAAAGTTAAATCATCAGCCAAAGCAGCTATTTCAGCATACAATACCCCCTCGGTTGAGTTTATTAAATCGCTTGAACCTGAATTGTTGCATACGTCTGCATCTCTTGTAACTCCGTTTACTTCTCCGTTTGTTGGTATGTAAGAAGTTGCAAATGATTGTTGTTCTAATTGTGCGCCATAAACGTAAACATATCCCGCACTCGCAATTCCTAAATGTTGCGGGTAAATGTAAAAATTAGTGTTTGCACCAGTGAAAGTTACAGATATTTTATACCAATCGTTTCCGTAATCTTCAATAGTTCTTGACAAGTAATTTGTTGCACCTATAAAAGTTCCATTTGTTAAATCAACAATCAATCTTACATCAGTTCCCGATAAACCACGTAATGAAATTCTGTCATTTGTTCCTTTTTTCGCAAAAACACTAAAAGTGTTCACTCCGCTTGTAGCCGATATGGTTTGAAGAATTTGTTGATATCCCGATGTTCCGTTTGTTTCTATTTTGGAAGCGTCATTGTTCCCCGTTAATTCATTAATTTGTGAGGCCGTAATTGTAACCCCCGAACTTGCGGTCCATTGACTAAAATCTTCTGAATAAGGTAATAAATTCGTGGACTGCGGTTCTAACAACAAACTCCCATTTCCATCTGTATAATCTATTCTTGGTAAGTCTGTGTCGTCTGTTATTTCTATTATGCTTACGTTGTCTATTGAGCCATTAAACCCGCTACCTGTTGTCAACCCTTTAACTCTATAAGACGTTTTATTAGCATCAGAAACAACTTCAATCACTTTTGTCCCACTACTTGTGATTGTGGCAACGTCTTGGGCTGCGGCACCTACAAGCTGAAATTTAGCACTCCCTGATATGTATTCTACATCGAAACTAATTCTATATTTTTTGTTTAATAATACCGAAGAAGTTGATTGTGATAAAGATTGATTACTTGCGTTTACTGCAATTGCTTTACCATCTTCAATACTCCAACCAGTTCCAAACGTCCAATTCTGTCCGACCTCTTTGACTGATACGTTGTCTAATAAACAATTACTAACTGATGTGGTTCTTTTTATTTTAAAAGTAGTTGAAGTTGCAACAAAATAAATCTCGTTGAAACCATTAACAAAGTTGATTGTTGAACCCAC